GGTGTTCGACAAGCCGTCCTCAATGGTTGGCGGCTCGCGGCCCATGAGCTTGCAGAAGGTCTCATAGTCCGTCGCGTCGCGCAGGGTCTTGAAGCGCCTCTTCTTGCCCAGCTTGGGCGCCTCGCCCACGAATGAGCCCGTGAGCTTGCCTTGTCGTTTGTCAGCGTAGGCCATCAGTCCTCCTCTCGAAAAGTCAGTGTGTGCAGCCGGCAATGTAAAACACGCCGCCGACTGTGAACCCTTGATCCACGCCCTGGCATTGGCGTGATGTGCCTGCCGCTACAGCCACCATCGCCAGGGTGACAGCTATGGCCAGGATAACGTCCTTCATGTGTGCGGTATGGTCTTGAGCGCGCGGACAATCTTGTTCATCAGTGCCTTGCCGATAGGAGTGATCCTGGCGTGGTGTCGGCGCAGGTCCTTGCGGTCCCGCTCTTGGGTGACAAGGCCGAAGCCCTCCTCACCTGCTCGGTTCCTGTCGCCGATGTCGAGTAGATGGCGCGTCATTACTGTGGGGCTGACACCTGCAGATGCAGCGTACTCAGTGACCCCCAGGCCTTCCTCGGTCGCCACCTGCAGGAACGTGTAGACGTACTGCAGAGGCATTGTGGAGCGTAGGTCGCGGAACGGTTCAAGCGCCAGCATAAGAGCACGAGCGAAGCGCTTCTCTTCCTCGGTTAGCGTTGGCTTGAAGTCAGATGGCATAGTCTTGGCCCCTTGAGCCTCTGTAGGCTGTGGCTGCGTCTCGGTCGTGAACACCATAGTTGTTCCCTCCCTTACGCGTGGTTGATGATGAGGAGGAACGCCAGCGTGCCCAGGAAGAGCGCGCTAGCGGTAGCTTCTAGTGAGACGGCGACCCACGCCGCCACAGCAATCAAAGAGACCGCAATTGTTATCATATGTAATTACTCCTGCAACGGCCTATGTTCCATAAACGGAACACGGTGCCTAATGTCAACCTGTCCTGAGTTGTGCCACATTACCTAAACCGTTTTCCTGCAATACCTGGGCTACCCTATCAGCGTCTAGCACCAAGCAACCAAGCAGGTCTTCAGTCTCGAAAGGCACCAGAAAAAGACGATTATTCCAGTGGAGTAGAGCGGGCTCGATGCCTTCCATAAGTATCGACACCAGCCCGGTTTCGGGGTCCACGAAGTCAATGAAACCCTTGGTACCAGCTGATATCTGGCCATACGGCGTTTCGAAGTCCTTCACCAGTCTGGCTCTTATTCCGACTGTTGGTCCTGATGTCTCCTCTTTGTTTACAAAACACGAAACAGCTTGAAGTCTTGAGTTCAATAGAAAAGTTGGCCGCATTCCAATTACCCCAGATATGGAAACAAGTTGCCATAGTGCAAAACGTTCCCGGTTGTCGCTTGTTCTCCCTCACGCACTCAACGCCAACACGAAGTGACAGTCAATTAAACTTCCGTAATTCTACGCATTTTCGTCACACTTACGCCTTTCTGTTACCTGTTGAGCACAGGTTGTCAGGTTTCCCAATCACGCGCGATCAGACACGCGCCCATCCAGGCCCGATCAGACGACGCGTACTCGCCACGTGTCTCCGATGGCCGGCGAGGCCGCGCAGGCAGGACCACGAGCCAGCCCGTGTTGTCCTCGTTAGAGATGACCTGGAAGCCTTTGCGCATTGCGTCGCCAATGAGCAGCAGTCGTGCCTTGTCAGAGATTGCCATTAGTCCTCCAGTGTTAAGTCTTTACGCGCCCACGCGGCGAACGTAGCCAGTCGGCAGCTGCAGCCGTGGTAGTCGTTACCTCCGATGTGATCCGTGTAGATCACCATCCAATCGCTTACGGAGTTCACTGTCCGCATCTGCCCCTTGCCGTTGGTGTAGGTGTGGTTCCAAATGATTGCGGCCTGTCGCATTAGTCCTCCTCCACGTCAGCCAGATCGAACAGCAGCGCCTCGAAGCTATCAGCATGCGTATAGAAGCCACGCTCATGCAGAAGCAGCAGGATGTTGGCGCACAAAGGCAGCTGCAGCGCAGGCGGATAAGCCTTGATGCACCTTTCGACACCAATGCGGTCCATGGGTTCACTGCGGCACCAATGGTGCGCCAGCGTGGAAGCAGCGTTGCGGATATCAGCACGTTTCACCATGGCTATCAGCCCTCCCCGTTGACTAAATCGCGGTAGTTTCCCAGAGCGTCACAGGCCGCAGCGGCTGCCTCGTATCGCTTGCGCTGCAGCTGGATGTCAGAGGCGAACACGGTGGAACGCGGCGCCCCGTAGGCCTCCATTAGCCGGCGGAGCTGTGTCCATTCCCAATCGCGCGCGGTGCGCATGTCGGCGTATATGGTGTTGAGTTGTGGCGACATAGGTCTCAGGCCTCCCCTGTGTAGCGTTGCCCCGCTGGCGTGATGTACAGCTGCCCGAATAGGATGATTGCGAAACCAGCGCAGAGCGCGGACACCACGGGACCAAGGGGAGCTAAGGTTTCGTAGGTGCGGCATTGCATCGCGAACATGCGATCAGCCCTCCCCGCGTTGGCCGGGCATGATCCCGCAATTAAAATCAGCCGTGTCCCTCACGTGTTTCTTGCGGTCCTCCTCTTTGAGGAACGCCACGGCGAGAACCACGGTCTTGACCTTGGGATGCTTGGCTTTGTAAGCGCGGTACAGCTGCTCACCGCTCCAGTTGTGATCAGCGTCCTGCAGCGCTTGGCGCATGCCTTTCGGGAGCTTGTCGTAAACAGCCATTGAGCTTTGACGGACGCTGCCTGATCCGGTGTAATTGCCTCGGTCGCTCATAGGTTACCCTTTCGGTTGATAGTGCGAGTTGTGCTGCAATTACGCAGCGTTGAACGCGTTGACTTTGCCAGCCGCACCATGGGCGAGGATGGCGATATTGATCTTGGCCTTAGCGCTAGTGCCCCCACATGCCTTGCACGCGCTGCAGCTGGTCTTAGCGCCAGCCTCTTTGGACGCGGGGCACGATATCTCACGGGGCAACATACGGTCACCCGTGCGCATCACGCGGAACGTGCGCCAACCCTGTGCAGATGCTAACTCTTGCTCGAAAGCGTCGTCACATGACGCCATGCACACGTCACGCAAATCGTCACACGTGCGCCATTGATGCGTATAGCCCGTATGTCCCGCAGTGAGCCGAACGAGCGCGCGCCACACGTGCACCGGAACAGCTGCAGGGTCGCCGTATGAGCCAAGGCGCAACATTTTGCCTTCAAGCAAATGTGCTGCAGCGTCCTCGCGATAGGTCGGATAGAGACCACGTTGCGCGCTCTTCCACACTACCAGCGGCGCTTGAAAGACCGTCACGTAGCAAGAGCGGTTCTTGCCAGTCCCGTCACCACGGTGCACGCATGATCCGCAGATAGCGCTATCGGCACCAGTCTTGACCGCATCAATTGGCGACATGTCGTCGCGTAAAATCCACGTCTGCACCTCTGCGCCCGTCTTGGTATTGCGCGAACCCTTGGCGATCCCCGTGGCAATGGCGATGATTGGTGAACCGTCCAACATGGAAGGTCCGCGATAGAACACGAAACCGTTGACTTTGGTCATTTGGTAAAACCTTGTGATTTGTGCTGTAATTGGGCGCAGTAATGGCGTTAGACGTATTCGACGAAATACGACCCGTGCGCCGCGTAGATTTCCGCAAGCATCAAGCCATCGTTCGAAATGCATTGCGTCGCGTTGATAGCCGTGAAGCCTTGCGCGAGAAGGTAGCTAACGAGCGCGTAGAGAGTGGCGAAGTGAGTTTGCAGCATTGTATTCCCCATGTGTCCCGAGGTGCCCCATGGCTCCCCTAATGCCTTAGGCCCGGTATCCTTTCGGAGCCGGGCGCAAGACGTGTGTGTGTGTGGGATCAGCGCTTGGCGCGCCCCTTGAGAAGCGCGTGTATTGCCTTGCCCTCGCGCTTGCCGATACGCTTTCCCGAGCGATTGGATGCAGCGATTGCCTTGTCGACGGCTGCAGCCGAATAGCGTGGCGCGGTCTTGGGCAAGTGCACGCCTAGGAACGGGTTGGGAAGCGCGTTTAGCTTGTCGATGGTTGTCATGGTCGTATGCTCCTATGGGTTCAGTTGTTGCCGTAGAGAAGGTCAAGGACGCGTAGGTATTCGTCGAATTGTTCTGCGGTTGCTGCGTCTTCGAAGGTGCGAGCAAAGCTTGCGGCGCGGCCGGGAACGCCCTCGACGTCAAGGCTGTGTAATTCGATGGCTGCATCACGTCCGGTCATTAGGTGCTCCGTGGTCATGGGTTGCTCGGTGTCAACGTATCTAGCGCACGTTCCGATGGGTTGCGCAACGGTCATGTGTGCGATTTGTGCCGTTTCATGGCTGGTATGCGTGTAGGACATAGTGGGGCCGTGGGAAGCCCGTGGATACGCGTGAACTCGGGAGCACCCTAGGTAGCCCTAAGGGTACGCAAACGCATGGACGGGGCGCGCTGCTAAGCCTAAGGCCGATACGCCATATAAGGGCCGAACGTCCCAATCGGTCAAAGACTGAATTATATACTGATCCGCATATTAATCGCGAATACTTGCTGTGACCTTCACGCTACCGTAGCGCCCACAGGGTAGCACCATGGCTACACACGGACCCCAGGCGCACCCTATGCATGCACGTCCATCGGTTATGTGAACCGCTAGAACACCAGCACAGACAAGGCCTTAGGCGTTGCGCGGGGATACATGCGGGGTATTTGGGTCCCCTTTGGTCGACCGGACCCTATTTTGACGCGCAATGGCGCGCCGGCTTCAAAATCCGGGCTTAAAGGCCGCCGCCGCTGCCGGGCTCACGACTGGTGTGTGCGGAGATTAGGGACCGTATTCGCCGCAGGTTACTTGGGTCCCATAGTAGCCACAAAGTATTCGTGTGGGTCCCATCTGGATACCTTTTCTCGCTCGGCATCGGGAGCCCCCAGGTACCATTGTGGCCGAATTGGACGCCAAAATAGCTCTTATCGTTTAATATCAATGCTTTAGAGGTTGCGACCCACCCACCAATACACAGAGAGGCCGATTGATGTCTCTCGATTTTGCCACATTCAGTGGAACCCACGAATACTTTGGAACTACTCAGTTGCCCTTAGAGACCGCGACCCTAATCAAGGACCTCGTTACGTCCAACCCGGCCGCTTCGGACCCACTGAGCGCGTCCGACGACCACATGAGGCTGATCAAGTCAGTCCTCAAGACCCAATTCCCCAATCTCCTGGCGGCCATCACCGCGAGCGACGTCGACCTCAACGCGACCACCGCGATACGCTCGGGCACCGTCCCATATCTGTTCCCACTTGGCACTGTCTTGCTCCCTGGTGTCACACCGGTTGGCGACACGGACACGGGCCTATGGAGCCCTGGAGCCAATCAGCTCTCGGCGTCTGTCGGAGGCGTTCGCGCTATCGGCATTGCAGCTGACAAGAGCGTCACGTTCGATGGCGCAGTGAACGTCACAGGCCTCATCAACGGACCCGGGAGCACGATCATCGGCGGCATGATCATGTGGCTCACTGACACCCTGCCGACCACTGGTGGCACGTGGTGCTGGGCCAACGGCGGAACGCTCTCGCGCACTGGCAACGGTGCTGCGCTGCTTGCTGCCTGGGGTGGCACGATGCCCTATGGCACCGGAGACGGCTCGACGACGTTCAACGTCATCAACATGCAAGAGGTCACGCCGGTCGGTAAGTCGACCATGGGTGGCGCCTCTTCGCCGGGTCTGCTCAACTCAATTGGCGCTGGCCTCAAGGCGGTCCTCGGTGGCCTCTTCGGCTCCGACACGAACACCCTGACCGTTCCGCAGCTCCCTGCGCATACGCACGCCAACACGCTCTCTGATCCGGGGCACGCTCACAACACTGATCCTGTGACAGGTAAGCTAAACGGAGGCTCGTTCGGGCAAACGTCCGGCACCAACTTGGCGGTTACCGCAGGTGCACTGGCCACATCGACCAACACCACTGGCGTCACGATCAACAACGCCAGCGTCGGCTCAGGCACTGCTGTGAACAACGTTATGCCATCGCGCGCCGTGAACTTCATCATCAGGATTGGCTGATTTGAGGGGGTAAGGGGGAGTACCTAGGTATCTTAGGTACCCCTCAGGACCCTAAGGCTTTTACATCAGTCGCCTCACGTGACCTTCGGACCCAAAGTCCCACTCATTGTGAAAATATATTTAATCCAATAGAGAGAACTCTCAGGTTCTCCTTAGTATACTTAGGAGACCTAATGCCTATTGAGCATCTTCGCAATCTAGCGAAGTATGGTGTCATCAACGACGTTGATCCATATGATCTAGCTCCAGAGGCTTTCTCTGCTGGTGTCAATATCAGGTTTCGCAACGGTAAGATCACAGGCGCTCCTGTGTTCCGAGGTGTGTTGAACCTAGGTACCACTGATCCTCGTTTCACCTTCTCATCTAATCCTACTTCAGGCTTAGACCTCCTCTTTGTCGGTTACCTCAACGGGACTGTGTCTCGTATCACTGGTACCACTGAGACCCCTTATTCAATCTCCGGCTATACGCCTTCTTCGGTGGAAGCTACGTGGACTAGCGCAACGCTTGCCAACGTAACCTACGTAAACCGTAGTGACCGAGCCCCCTGGTACGTCAGGGCCTCTGATGCGCTATTCCAGAACCTTGGTGTAGTTAGCGGTGCGCCTGCATCCTGGGACAGCACGTGGTCCGCAGCTCTCATGCGTACGTGCACGGGCACCCTCGTGGCTCTCAACGTTACCAAGGGCGCTGTGAACTCACCGACGATGGTGAAGACCTCCAGCATCCCGCTCGCCGGCACCATCCCAGCCTCCTGGGACCCCAGCGTACCCAACACGCTCGCCTCGGAGAACATCCTGGCTGAGCTGCAGGGCGCCATCACTGACGCCTGCAACCTGGGCAACGACCTAATCATCTACGGCTTCAAGCAAGCCTACCACATGTTCGCTAACGGCCAGACGAGCGTCTTCACTTACGACCCGCTTCCATTCCAAAAAGGGTCTCTGAACGCCAACTGCTCAATTGAGATGGACGGGAAGAACATCGTGTTCGGTCCCGATGACATTTGGGAACATGATGGCACTTCTGAGAAGTCCATCTGCGACCAACGCACGCGGGACTACATCTACGGCTCGCTCAACCTATCCAAGTCCAACCGATGCTTCGCAAGCCACAACGCTAAGCTCAAGGAAATCACGTTCGCCTATGTCTCTGGCGACCAGCTGGTCAACTTCATTGGCGTGGAAGGCTGCAATAGACAAGCGGTGTGGAATTACGCCAACGACACCTGGACCTACGACGACCTCCCGTTCGTGTTCTCGGCTTGCTCGGCCAACCTGAGCAACCCGGTGACCTACGCGAGCGTATCCGGTGCCTATGACACCTTCGGCGGATCGTACCAAGACCAAGAAGATGGCTTCAAGCGCAACGTCGTGTACGTAGGCGCGCTCAACGCGACCTACAGCCTATCGACTACGCTCTACGCGTTCGACGTGTTTGGCCAAGGCTCGACTGTGGCCTACCCTGTTGTGCCTGCAGCTACCGGAGTTCGATATCTTGAAAGAGACGGCATCGACCTCGACGAGCTGAACCTAGATTTACGCGGCTCCAAGACGCTGGCTTCGCTCTGGCCTCAGGCCCGCTTGGGCTCAGGTGCTGCAAACCTCATGATAGACGTGGGCGCTTCCGACACCTTCAACGTACCCGCGACGTTCATCGGCTACCAGCCCTACAACGGCGTCGACCTCAACAAGCTCGACTACGGCGCTGCAGGACGGTGGCTATCCATGCGCATAAAGTTTGCGGACTACAAGGAATTGACCATCGCCGGCTTCGACCTCGACATCAGAACAACGGCTAAGCGGGGCTAATGGCGACGCACACTGATACACAGAAGCTTATGGGCTACAACGCCCAGAGCTACCCTAGCATCGAAGGCGGTGTCCAGAAGTTCATCACCAATGAGCTTCAGAAGATACAGAACTCCATCAATCAAATCGTGGCCGTGATGAAGCTCTTAGAGGCGCGCATGAACACCAACGGGCTCACATGAGCGGCATTCTTTATCGCCGCCCCGAGATGGAGCCTGAAGACGTCTACGCGCGCAATGCGCCCTTCGTCAAAGGCACTCCATCGTCCTACAGCACCTCCCTTGCTCCTGTGGAGGAGCAGATGTTCAGGTCTTGGGTTGGCAAGAACAAGGTGCCGTTCGATCCCAACTCGACGGACCCGCAGAACGACTACGACATGCGAGGGTTCTTTCGTGGCCTCACCAGTGGCGATCCAAAAGCGCTGTCTGCTATCGACCCTAACGACACGCAGATGCACTACCCCGACTACTGGAAGACGCCGTATCACGAGACGTTCTCCAATCAGAGCCAGTGGGCCACACCGAACGCTCCTTCTTGGGACGCTCAGGACAAGTTGATAGGACCCAACGGTCGCATAATCTTCGATGACAGACGAAACGCCAACTGACTTCACCTTCCACGCTCGACACACGCACGACACTCCAGACTTTACGTTCGAACTAGACGAGTACCGAAGGGCACCCAACGAGCAGAGGCTCTTGGCGCACATCGCTGTGCACCAATGGACCCCTTCGGTCCTCAAGAAGATACTCCACGAGTGGCGAACGCTCCGCAAATGCGTGACTGCGCCAATCTTCGTCACCCCAAAGGACGACGACGAGAAGTGGATCAAGTTCGTACAGCTTCTAGGCTTCAGGCCTCTCAACAAAGTCATGTGCAACGACGGCGTCGAGCGCAACATTTTCATTCACATAGTTTAGGAACCCGATGGGCTCGTCTACACAACAAACACAACAGTCCTCTCAGACGACCCCCTGGGCTCCTCAAGCCGGGGCTCTGACCTCTGCCTTCACGAACGCTGGAACGGCGTACGACAAGGCATCGCAGGCGGTCGCTCCGACCGATTTCACTGCACAGTTCACTCCCGACCAGCTTAAGACGTTCCAGCAGATGCTGGGCTACAGCGGTAATTCGGCGGTACCAGACGCGGCAGGCAACGCCAGCACGGCTATGACCGGCGCCGGCTCCACGGCGACCCAGGGTGCCCTTTCGGGCCTCGGGTCCTATGATCCGACCAAGCTGAACAACACTGGCTCGCTCATCGACAGCGCTAATCAGTTCGTCGCTGGTCAGGACATCAACGGCCAAGTCGCCAACTCTATGCTCCCTGCCCTGCAGCAGGCGCGCGACGTCACCATGCCCGGCATCGAGCAGAACGCTGCTATGACCGGCAACACCAACAGCACCCGTACGGGCATCGCTGATGGTCTGGTGCAACGCGGCCTCGCTGAACAGGCGCAGAACCTTGGCGCTACCCTTCGTAACAACTCGTTCAACACGGGCCTCCAGCTCGCCTCGTCGAACGCGAACAGCAACAACACCCTAGGTCTTGGTGCGCTCACTGGCGCCGCGAGCGCCGGCACGAACGCCGTCAATTCTGGTGTCAACGCAGGCTCCTCCTCGATCAACGATCAGGGCAACCTGTACTCGCTGGCTAACAGTGCTGGCGCAGGAGAGCAAGCGGCCGATCAGGCCAAGCTAACCAACGAGCAGCAGCAGTTCCAGTCGCAGACGCAGTCCCCCTACGCTGCTCTCAACGGCCTCATGTCGATCATCGGCTCCAACAACTGGGGCGGCAACACCACCGGCACCTCGACGACAACTAAGACGCCAAGCGCATGGGACGTCATCGGCGGTCTACTATCCGCTGGTGGGCAAGCCGCTGGAGCCGCCGCGAAGTTCTCCGACCGACGCGTAAAGACCAACATCAAACGTGTTGGCACGCTGGACAACGGGCTTCCTGTCTACACCTACCAGTACATCGGAAACGAAACCGTACACATGGGACTTATGGCTCAGGAAGTCGAACTGCTTCACCCTGAAGCTGTCGAAGAAATCCACGGCATCAAGGCAGTCCACTACGATAAGGCTGTCCTGTAATGAACGATCAATACCGCAACGCCATTGGATCAGTAGAGAGCAGCAACAACTACGGTGCTATTGGTCCCGAGACTGACGACGGCGACCGAGCTTATGGCCGCTATCAGGTCATGGGCGAAAACATCCCAGAGTGGACCAAGCAACACCTGGGTGTCGAAATGACCCCAGAGCAATTCCTTGCAGACAAGGCAGCTCAGGACAAGGTGTTCGATGGTGTCACCAGTGGCTACTACAAGAAATACGGCAACGTCGACGACGTCACGTCCTCGTGGTTCAGCGGACGCCCTAAGGCTGAAGCTGGAGACGCCAGCGACGGCTACAACACCACGCCGCAGTACCTAGCCAAGGTCAACAAGCTCCTTGGTACGACGGCTGCAGTCACTCCACCGCCGGCTTCTGGCGAAGATGGCGCGGGTGCGCTTAGCGCTAACAGCACGCTCGGCTCGGGGGCGCTTTTCAACGCCCAAGACGCCGGGGCGCCAAACAAGCTTGACATTTTAGGTCAAGGGCTCACCGGAATTGGCGCATCACTGGCTGGTATTTCATCGCCTGAGCACCAGAATGCAATAAATCAACAGCTGGCACTTATGAAGAAGGTCGCTGCCGACAACGGCTCGTGGTCTGTTCACGTAATGCCCAACGGACAGTCCATGCTGGTCAACAGCAAGGGCAAGGTAGTCCCGATGCCCGGCAACTACGCCAAGGTCGAGAAGGACGCTGGCGAAGAAGAGACCAAGAAGCTTGAAGCCAAGGGCGCGTACGAAAAGTACAACGACACCCAGGACGCCGACGCGAAAGCGGCTGAGGCGCAGGCCAACGTGGCCAATCTCCGCAAGGCCGTGATGAACCCCGACGTCACCTTTGGTGGCGCAGGTGGTGCAACAGCAACCGCAAAGAACCTGATGTACAGCCTCGGCATGGACCCCAAGGGTCTCACCGACACGCAGGCCGTAGAACGTATCGCCACGCAGATGCAGCTCTCAAGAGGCAAGCAGCTATCAGGCGCCATCTCGAACTACGAAGACCAGCTGATGAGCAAGGCTAACGGCCTCGGGCTAGACAAGAGCCGCGAGAGCAACATTGCCGCGCTCGACGCGCTGGATGCGCTCCACGCACACACGCGTACGCTCGCCGCCGCTTCTCGCAAGTACAAGGCTGAGAATGGCACGCTCGACGGCGGTTGGGATACCTACCGATCAACGTTCGCTCCACCGGACGCCGCGCCGGCACAAGCTGCACCGCCTGCATCCCTGCTCGCCCCTGGCGCACTCCCCAAGGGTGTCCGTGGCATCAAGGTAATCCAATAACCAACAAGGAACGGCTCTGTGCCCGTATTTGAACTAGAACTCGATGACGGACGTAAGCTCCACATCGACGCAGACAGCCAAGAGGCTGCGCTGGCGGGCTACAAGCACTTCCAGGAAACGGAAGGGGCTCCAAAGGCTCCTTCCGGCTTTCTTGCTGGCGCCGCTCACGGTGCGGAAGACCTCGTGCACGGTGACGCTGCGACACTGAAGTCATTCGCTGGTGTAGGCAACGGCGCCCCGGCTCCTGACGCAAACTACGTCCCCGCCAACATCACTAACGGGTCAGTAAACCCGCTGACGTGGAACTACTCCCAAATCCCGCAGAAGGTCGCCGAGAACGCCCCTGGCCTAGGTCAGGACGTCGTCGCCGGCACCGTGGCCGCAAAGGCTGCGAAGTCTGCAGGTATCGGCCTCAAGGGCTCCGCGCTCGCGGGCCTCATTGGTGGCCTTGGTTCAGCTTGGACCCGCTCCGCTGGCGATACCGCTAAATCGGTCGCTGTCAACCGTACTGGTGACAGCAATGCAGAACCTGCAACCCAAGACCTCGTCCGTGGTGGTGTAACTGCTGCGGCTGCCGCGCTACCTGCTGCTATCCCAGCTACACGCTTCATCCCTGGCCTGAACAAGGTCACCGCCGTGGGCGGCGCAGGAGTGCTCGATGCCATCAAGAAGTATCTCGCTACGACCGCTACGGGAGCGGGAGGCGCTGCGGCGTCTGACGCAATCACCCAGGCCGGAACGACCGGGACCATTGACCCTTCCCGCACGCTTGAAGCTGCGGCAGGTGGCCTCGTTACAGGTGGTACACTGGCTGCGCCACGAGGGCTTGCTGACGCCAAGGGTGCCGTAGGCCTCCGACAGTTTGGAGGCGACAATCTTGAAGCAACTAAGAATTACGCGACCCGCCTGCAGACCGCAGGTGAAGCAAGTGGCCTAGGCAACACCTTCGGCGGTGGTAAGGCTGACGCAGCCGCGCACGCGACCGTCAAGGCCGACATCCAGAACGAACTACGCGACGCAGCGTCAAACGTCCGCAAGCAAGTCCAGCTGAGCCCCGAGGCCGACAACGCCTTACAGCGCGCTCAGAACGGCGAGAACATCACGCCGCAGGACCTCGCACACATCGACGCCGCCACTGCAGGCGCCCCTGATGGCGCTAATGCTGCCCACCTTGCCAGAACCATGCAAGTGGCCCAGATGGCTGAAGGCCGTGGCTCCTACAGCAAGGACGGCTGGTCCGGTGGCGTCTCTGGCGCGATGGACAAGCAGCTTGGGTTCTTGCTGAACCCGATGCGCCTAGCGGCTGGATCGGTAGCGACAGGCCTCGGCATGCAACTACTTGGCGTCAGCAACCCCGCGTTCGCATTGAGCGCGGCCGGTGGCTACGGCGCCGCCCGCACGCTTGACAGCCTGACTGGTGCGCGCTCTCCCGCCAAGATGTTCGCCGAACGCTTCGCGGATCAGCAGAACGCTGCCCTGCGCATGCCACAGACACAGCCGCCTGCAGCTCCTGGCTCCCCGCCCGGTGCTCCAGGTCCGGCGCAACCGTGGGGTCCGGTGCCTCCGCTACAGACGGGTCCGACAGGTCCTGCGGTGCCTCCTCCTGGCGCCCCTAGTCCTGCGCAAGCGTCCCCTTGGGGACCGAGGCCTCCTATGACCGGCCCGACTGGCCCGAGTGTACCGCCTCCGGCTCCTCCGGCTCCCGCAGCTCCCCAGGCTCCCGCTATCAACCCGATGGCGCTAGCGATGCTGAAGCAGAAGCTCAAGGCTGGCCTACCCGCCGAGACCGCGCCTGTTGCGCCGGCACCCGAGCCTGCTCCTCAGACACCCGCTATCTCTCCGCTGGCGCTGCAGATGCTCAAGCAGAAACTCAAGGCAGGATTACCTCCTCAAGCTGAACCACAGGCTGCTCCGGCTCCTGCGGCTCCGATTGTTAATCCCAGCCCGGCGGCTCCAGCTCTACCCGGCCCAGACGCTCTTCTACAGTCCGCCCGCGACGCACAGAAGGTGCCAACGGACGTCTCGAAGAACTCTAAGCTCCTGATGGCCGGCTTGGCCAAGGTAGCGAAGATGAAATCGGCTGCTGAATCTGCTCAGGTGAAACCTCCGAACGAAATCCCCCAGATGCGTGAAATACCTTCTGATTGGAAGTTCGAAGTCACACCTAGACGGGCGCACATGATGGAGGACGCACCTTCGGAACGGGTAGTCACGCTGCACACTGCTGATGGCAAGCCTGCTTACGAAGCTACACTCATCAATCACGATGATGGTTACGCTATCTCTCCAGTTCATAACGTATCTGGAGGCGTAGTCAAAGGCTTCGGTCCTGCGCTCTACACTAAGATGGCTCAGTGGGCTGCATCCCAAGGCAAGAAGCTTTACACAGGTGCCTCCGAAAGCACCAGCTACGAAGCTCAGAAAGTTCAAGAGAAGCTGCGCTCAGCTGGAATGTTGGAAGACGTTCCAGGAAAAGATTACTCAGCTGTGAAAGCAGTCCCAGATAAATCCACAGCGCCTGCGTCGAAGATCACGAAGAAGGCTAACGGCAAGGTAGAAAGCACTGCCCAGGCGCCCGCAGCCGATGGTCCATTCGAGCCGCTGCCTGAGAACCTGCTCTACCCGCCCGACATCTCCGCAAAGGCCTACGCCGCTCGTGAGGCCGGCGAGTACGGCATACGGAGCCCTAAGTACATGCTTAAGGCCGAGCACACCGCACAGCAGCGTATCGACGCCGCAACCGAAGTTAAGTCTCAGCATCCGCAGTACAAGCACGCGGTCGACGGACTGGTGCGCCAGTTGCACCGCATCGGCAGCAACCCTGTCGAAGTCAACAAAGCTGTCAACCACTACGCCAGTCTGTTGCCTCCTGAGGCCGGAAAGGCCTTGAAGGACGCATTCGGAAAATGACCGAGAAGAAAGTGAGGGGGCCTCGAAAGAAGTCCCCTCGCACTCCTACGAAGCACAAACCCGGCGCGGGAGACCGCCTACGGGAGCTTTGGAAGACCCCAGAGTTTCGCGAGAAGATGCGACAGCGCGATTTAGACCGCGAGGCTGCGCGCAAACTCAATCCCCATAAATATAATCGCGCTGGTGTCCCTGACGGGATGCGCAAGCGCGACGCCGTCCCCTTGTGGGAGCAGGCGAACAAACTAGCAGATAGGTTTATCAATATCATGAAAGACGTAGGCGAACTGCCTAAGGACGAAGTCGTAGTTGTTACGGTTGGCGACGAGCATCACGAAGTATCCGTCCCGACGAACGACAGCGGCAAGGCCGAGGCGGCCCTGCGTGAAGCCTTTGTGCTCGCTGTGGGACCCTCCACCCAGCAGATCAAAATCCAAGCCATCAACACCGTGCTCAACTTCACCAAGTCGAAGCCTGAGAGCAAGTCGAAGCTGACGCTGAACAAAGCGGAAGACTTCCTCGACGAGGTTGCGAAGAGCATGAGCGATGGAGCTAACTGAGGCGCAGCTCGCGGCTCGTAAGCGTCTCTTAGAAGATTTCGAGTTCTACGCTCGACACTGCGTCAAGATCAGGACGAAGGAAGGCACGATTGTCTCCCTCGTTCTGAACCGTGTGCAGAAACGCTTCGTCAAGGCCATCATCGACCAGATGGCACGCACAGGCCGCGTCCGCATGGTGGTGCTCAAAGCCCGCCAGCAAGGCCTCTCCACCGTCATCTCCGCATGGCAATACTGGTGGCTGTCACAACGCAAGGCCCAAAAGGGTCTCGTTATGGCCCACGAAGCCGAGAGCACTCAAACGCTCTTCGACATGTACAAGAGGGTCCATGAGAACGTCCCAGATATTGTCAGACCTGGTACAAAGTATTCTTCCCGAACTGAACTTGTGTTTGACAAGCTCGACACAGGTCTTCGAGTTGCAACTGCAGGCGGACGGGGAGTTGCGCGTGGTGAAACACTCACCGTCGCACATCTATCTGAAGTCGCCTTCTGGCCAGTAGCGTTCGCTAACACCAACTTCAACGGCCTCGTGCAGGCAATCCCCGACGTCGATGGCACCGCCATCTTCTTGGAGAGCACTGCGCAAGGTATGACCGGCAAATTCCGCGAGATGTGGGTTTCCGCCGAGCAAGGCAGGAGTGGCTACGAGCCGTTCTTCTCTCCCTGGTTCGAAAGCGACGAGTACCGACAAAAAGCACCTGCTGACTTCCAGCGCACGCCCGAAGAAGAAGACCTGATCAAGGCCTTCTCACACCTCGGGCTTACCAGCGATGACCAACTTGAATGGCGTCGTCGCAAGGTTGCTACGAACGGGCTAGACCTGTTCAGACAAGAATACCCTGGCACGGCTGAAGAAGCATTCTTGAGCACTGGCCGACCTATCTTCAACAACGACTACGTCCAAGAGCGTGTCCGCACTCCGAAGCAGCCCATCGCACTGATGGCCGTTGAGGAAGCCTACGACCCCAAGACCCAACGGCCCCTGCCTCTACACGTGATCCGCAAGAACCCTCGTGGCGAACTGAAAGTCTACCGCAAGGTCGATCCTAAAGAGAGCTACGTGATCGGCGCCGACGTTGGCATGGGCATCCGTGGTGGTGTGCATGGCCGCAAGGACGGTGACCCATCGGTCGCCCAAATCCTCGACAGCCAGATGCGGCAGGTCGCCGTATGGCGTGGCCTGTGTCACCCTGACGTGTTCGCAAAGATACTGCAGGCTCTTGGCTTCCACTACAACAGCGCGCTAATCGCTCCCGAACGTAACAACCACGGTCTCGTGACCTGCGTTGCTCTGCGCGACCTGGACTATCCATACATCTACACCGACCAAGTCGAAGGCACACTGGATCAGCAGAAGGACACGATCAACATCGGGTTCTTCACCAGCGAGCGTACCAAGCCTCTCATCATTGACAGCCTACGTGCCCGCGACCGCGAGCGTGAGATTGAGATCAACGACGAGACGACGCTGAAGGAAATGCTCACCTTCGTTGTTACCGAGAGCGGCAAGATGGAAGCCGAAGCGGGACAGCACGACGACTGTGTCATGGCGTTAGCCATCGCATCGTACATCCACGAGGGCAAATGGACGCCCGTGGAGTTCACCGACGATTTCTATACCGAAGCAATTTAAGGACACTGATGGCTAAAAAGCCAGCTATTCTCACTGACGAGGACATCCTCGCAAAGGTGGGCGCGAAGGCCACCAACAGCGTTAGCTGGTTCGATAGCCGCCTCTCGAAAGAGCGTGAACGCGTCACCCGCTACCTGAACGGCGACCTCCCCAAGCGTACCTCCGAAGGCTCCTCGTCCTACGTGTCGAGCGACGTCTACGACAGCGTCGAAATGATGCGAGCGCAGTTGCTTGAGGTGTTCGCTGGTGGCGACCACATCGCCCAGTTCGATCCTGATCAGGACATGAACGCTGATGCGTGCCGTGTCGCTACCGAGTACGCCTCCTACGTCATCTTCCGGCAGAATGAAGGTTACAACATCTTCAATAGCGTCATCTACGACGGGCTCACATCCCGCGCAGGCGTAGCTAAAATCTACTGGGAGAAGAAGGCCGACTACAGCGAAGAGACATTCGAAGGTCTATCCCACGACGACGCTCATGCGCTCGCCTCGCAGGAAGACGTCGACGAGTTCGACGGCACCGAGGACCCGGCCACAGGCACCTTCAGCGGCACGCTTGTCCGCAAGAAGGACTGCTCCAAGTGCCGCATCATCGAGATGGCGCCCGAGGAGTTCCTGATCGAACCTTTGGCCACCAGCATTCCCGTCGCTACCTACTGCGGCCACCGCACGCCTAAGACCAAGGCTGAGCTAGTGGACATGGGCTACGACAAGAAGATGGTCATGGCCATACCAAGTGATGAAGCCAAGGAGCTGCAGTTCAGCCCCGAGGTCCTCGCGCGCACCCGGCCCACGCATTCGAACGACGCTCTCGACAATCCTATCCAGGACGAACTCGAATACGTTGTCTTCTACGAGAGCTACGTGCGTATGCAGATCGACAGCACCAAGGGTGTGCGTCTCTACAAAATCTGTCACGCCGGCAACACCATCCTCGACAAGGAAGAGGTCGATAAGGCCCCCTTCTTGGCCTACATTCCGCTTCCGATCCCGCACGTCTTCTACGGCAACAACTACGCCGCACGCGTCATCCATACGCAGAACGCCAACACGGTCCTCTTCCGTGGCGTGCTGGACCACACCGCTATCACGACGAACCCTCGTTACCTTGTGGTCAACGGCGGCCTGATGAACCCCCGCGAGTTGCTAGACAACCGCCTTGGTGGTGCCGTCAACGTCCGCCGGCCTGACAGCGTCGTTCCGATGCCGCAGAACCCGCTGAACTCATACGTCTTCCAGACTATGAACCTGCTGGACACCAAGAACGAAAAGTCCACAGGCATCTCTGCACTCTCGCAGGGCCTGAACAAGGACGCCATCTCCACGCAGAACTCTAAGGGTCTCGTGGACAACATGATGAAGGCGTCCTCTGGGCGTCAGAAGATCATGGCCCGCAACTTCGCCTACAACTTCCTCGTCCCGCTCATGATCGAAGTCATCCGACTTACCATCTTGAACGAGGACAAGCAGAAGGTGATCGAAGTCGCTGGTGGACCAATAGCCATCAACGTTGCTGACTGGACCGAACGCAAGACTTGCACGGTCTCGGCTCACCTCGGGTATGGAGAGAAGGACACCGCAGCAGCCGAGCTGACGCAGGGCTACGAAATGATGGCCAAGGACCAAGGTCTCGGCAACATGTTCGGTGGCAAGCAGCGTTACGAGATGCTGCACGACGTTGCGAAGCTCAAGGGCTTCACTCGGTTCTCCGCGTATCTGGACCCGAATGCACCGCCTCCGCAGCCCGATCCTCTCAAGGTTCGCGAGCTGGACATCAGGGACAAGGTCGCTCAGGCGGCTCTCGGTGGCCTCAACATCAAGCAGCAGGACGCCTCGCGTCTCTACGCTCTCGACCAGTCCAAGCTCGAACAGCACGGACAGGAGATGTCTCTCAAGGCTCTCGATCACGACCGCACACACGACCGTCAGGACGCAGAGACTACTGCGCGTATCCAGACTGCCAACGAGCAGCTCAAAATCGAGCACAAGCTTGCAGACAACGCCAAGGCCAAGTTGGCCGTGTCCGCGTCAGCTAACCCGAGGCCCTAATGTACCCACAGCTGTTCAATATGACCGCGCAGGCGGCTCAACGGCTATCACCGATGCTCTCGCGCCTTCTAGCGCGCGGGGGCTCATTCGCGTCACCGACGTGGAAGACAGGTCAAATCGACTTCCCAGGTGTGCATGCGACGCCGCAGGTTCCTCTCGACCCGAACATGCCGCGCCCTCCCACATCTACGGACAACACAAGCACACCGCCGAACTATTCTGTGCCCTCGTTGCCCAGTTGGGTGACAGGGGCTCAGCATTTCATGCCTTCACAGGCGCCTACGCAAGCACCTGCACCACAGCCTGCCCAGCAGCCCTCACCGGCTCCGCAGTCCGTGCCAATGCCGATGCCACGACCCGATCAAGCACCCGCCCCACAGCAGCCCGACACAGGCTTCTTCGCTCGCAACGCTGCAATGATGCGTGATCCGAGCACGGGGCAATTCATCGATCCCTCAGCAGCCCAGTCCGTTCGCGGGCCGGACCTCATCAACAAGATGATGGCGTATCTGCACAATAAGGACATGGGTTGAACGACGATATGATCTTGGAGCTAGGAGTGTTCTCAAAGGACCTCCTAGCCTCCGAGGCTTTCCAAGCGCTGACACAGCTCTACTCACAGCAGTGTGCAGCCGACATCCTCAATACAAAACCGCACGAGACGAAAGCCCGAGAGCAAATCTACGCCTCGTACCAAGGCTTCGAAGGCTTCCTGGCGCTCGCCAAGAAGTTTGCCGAGACCGGCGAAACTCTCACTGCACCAACCGAAACAGAGGACACCACGGATGATCCGCGTGTCCACGACATTTATGACGGAATGAACTGACCATGTCATCCACCCATCTGGGCGATGCTGCTAATGACTACCCTGATGCGATTGAAGGCGACGACGCCGCTATCGCAGCTTTCTTCCCGGCCGACGACGACGCTTCCAAAAAGAAGCCATCTGAAAAAGCCAAGCCTAAAGACGAACCCGAAGAGCAAGACGAAGCCGACGAAGACGAAGCCGAAGACCAGTCCGACGAAAGTCCAGACGAAGACGGCGACGAGAACGAAGGTGATGACGACGAAGGCAAAGAGACGAAGGACAAGAAGTACGCTGACGACAGCGACGAAACCTACGTCAAGATCAAGGTTGGCGACGAGACCCACGAGGTTAAAGTCAACGACCTGAAGCGCCTGTTCGGTCAAGAGGCTTCTCTCACCCGCAACTCCCAAGAGGTCGCTGAGCAGCGCAAGCAAGTCGAGCAGAACACCGCGAAGAACATCGCGGCCTATGACGTCATGCTCAAGCGCGTGTCTGAGCGAGCCCAGCAGTACAGGGACCTCCCCTGGACGCAGCTGATGAAAGACCCGAACGTTCCCGCCGACCAGCTTCAGGCTCTGCAGGCCGAAGCACAGAAGGCGTTCGAAGACGAGGGCTTCATCAAGAACGAACTCGACGGCTTCATGTCGAAGGTCCAAGAGACGCAGAAGGTTGAGCGCGCGAAGGCTGCTCAGGTCTGCATCAAGGCACTGACGACAACCGACAGCCCCCATCACATCAAGGACTGGAGCGAAGCGGTCTACAACGACCTGCGTACGTTCGGTACCGAGATGGGCTTGGATAAGGAGATGGTCAATGGCCTCACCGATCCTGGCGCTTTCAAAATTCTCCACATGGCCATGCAGTTCAAGCGTGGCGCGACGCAGGTCGTGACCAAGAAGGTCAACAAGACCCCGACGAAGATTGTGAAGAACTCTGCTGCTACCCCGACCGCTCGGGGCACCAAGGCCACCGCTGACGCAAAGGCTGCTGTGAAGCAGGCCGCGAAGTCCGGCGACCGTAAGGACGCGGAAGACGCATTCTTCGCCCTCATGGGCGATTGATACCAACACCAAACTTTTTTAGAGAGACTTTTTACTACCTATGGCTACCTATCAGACCTTCCAGATGGTCGGCATCAAAGAGAGCATCGCCGACGTCATCACCAACCTCTCCCCGCGCAAGACGCCCTTCCAGAGCGCCATCGGCAACGAAAAGGTGACCCAGCCCCTGTTCCAGTGGCAGGAAGACAGCCTGCGCGCCGTCGCGACCAACGCTGCGGTCGAAGGCGCGGACGCGTCCTTCATCACGGCGGTCCCGACCGTCATGCGCAATAACTTCACGCAAATCTTCACCGAAAGCGTGCAGGTTGCTGACCGTGCGGACATCGTGTCCACCTACGGCCGCAAGCGCGAAATGGCCTACCAGATGGCGAAGTCTGCCGCTCAGGTAAAGCGCGACTTCGAAAACGCCCTCGTTGGCAACGCCCAGGCGAAGGCCTCGGGTTCGGCTGCCGTTGCGTCCACCCTGGCTTCGGTCCAGGTGCAGCTCGATCCGTCTACCGTGTCCTACGCTGGCGCGGCGACCAACCTGACGGAAGCTGTACTCGTTG